GTGACACCAACCACCTGGCTATTGATTACTCAGTTGGCGCTACTTACGTCAGCGATACAGCTACACGCACTGGACGATGGGGCGCTATTCACTTTACAAGCAATACGCATGTTGATGAAATTATTGCTCAAAACTATGACGGTAATAGTATTTCTGGTCAAACATTTAGCTCTGCAACGACAATTTATGGCGTGTTCACAAGCATACAACTACAAAACGGTCATTGCGTAGCATATAAAATCTGATGGCATTGGCTGTACCGCTACGCAAGGTTGCCAGCAAGTTGATGGCAAAGTTTGGTGGTGAAGTAACAATTCGTGTAGTGACTCCAGGGGCTTACAACACAACCACTGGCGCCATCACAGAAACCACTGCTGACACTGCAGTGCGTGGCGTGCTTGAGGATGTGAACGCTCGTGAGGTGAACGAGCTGATTCAAGCAAGCGACAAAAAACTGACGGTAGCTGCAGCAGACCTAGCAGCAGCACCTAGCACGGCTGACCGTGTAGTGATCAGCAGCGTGAGCCATCAGATTATTAGGGTCACTACGATTGAGCAGGACAACACGGCTATTACGCACGAGCTAATCCTGAGGGCATAGTGGCACGACGCATCAACCTATCGCAGATTGGCAGCTACTCCCAAGAGAAGTTTGAGCAGTTACTGCGGGTGGTTGTGTTTGAAACAGACAGCAGGCTAAAGCAAGAAAGCCCTGTTGATACCGGACGCTTTCGCGCTAGCTGGGCGATTAGTGAGCAAGGAACTCCGGGATACGATGCAGGACCTCAAGCCAGTGATGCTGCAATCAGACCGCCACGCAAACTTGATTATCAAGTAGAGCGTGCTGGTGGGGTTTATCACATCCATAACAATCTGCCGTATGCAGAAAAACTGGCAGGTGGTAGCAGCACGCAAGCCCCCGCAGGGTGGACAGAACGAATCGCCCGTGAAATGACTGCTTATGCTCAGCAACAAGCCAAGCGCATAGGGAGACAAGACTGATGGCAGCCGTCAATCTCAATACCATCCGCTCCACCATTGAGGGCAGGCTTGCTACTGAGCTGGCATTGGCACCAGCAATTCCGGTTGTGTTTCACAACCAACCCTCAACCCCAACGCCTAACAGCTCCTTCGTCCAATGCCTTGTCAGCTTTGGCAACAATAACTTCCTGACGATGGGCGGCACCACTGGCAGCAGTAACAGCGTCATCGGTGTCATCGTGATGAATGTCTTTACGCCAAAGGGTGTTGGACCTGGAGCAAATCTGACAATAGGTAAGCGAATCCGTGACCTTTACAATAGGCAAGTAGTCAGTGGCGTTCATTTTGATCCGCCTACTGGACCCGAGGTGGTGGCATCGCCAGCTCCAGAGGGTTACTTCCAAACACAGGTCAGATTGACCTTTGAAACCTTCGAGGATCTCTAACCATGGCCTTCTACCGGGGACAGCAAGGCAGCGTCAAGTTTGACGATGCTGGCTCTTCTGCCGCAGCTATCACCAGCACCCGCTCTTGGTCTTTGACCGTTGAGAAGGAATCGCTGGACACCACCGCCTTGGGCGCTACCTATCGCGCCAATGTCGGCGGTCTGATTAGCGGTTCTGGCACCTGCGAAATCCTTTACACCGCTTCTAGCGCGGACGAAACCAACGTCTTCATTGAACACGTCAATACGGCGAACGATGAGGGCTTGGCTTTGTTTGAGCTATTCCTTGACACCACTGGCACCAAAAAAATCAGTTTTGATGGTGTCATTACCTCGGCTGAATATTCTGCAACCGTGGGCGAAATCGAAGTCATTACCCTGAACTTCGTGACCAACGGCGCCATCTCTCTGGACATCTGATCATGGCTTTTTATCGCGGTCAACAAGGCACTGTCTTCTTTGACAAAGCCGGTAGCGGCGGTCTGTCCGAGATCGCAGCAGTGCGGTCATGGTCAATGACCGTAGAAAAGGAATCGCTGGATGTGACCGACCACGGCGACACTTATCGTGCCAATGTGGGTGGTCTGATCAGTGGTTCGGGCACCATTGAACTGCTGTATGACGCCCCTGGCTCTGGCGATAAGCTAGACCTGATCAAGGACGTTAACCAAGCCACCGACGAAGCCGATGCAGCTTTTGAGCTGTACTTGGACGAGACTGGCGGTAAGAAGATTACCGGCACGCTTGTGGTGACAGGCTCTGAATACAGTGCTACGGTTGGCGAGATCGAAATTGTGACGGTTAACTTCGTCACATCTGGTGCTCTCACCCTTGGTATCTGATGCCTGCTGCTACACCCCGCGCCGTTGACCTGCTCACTGGCGCTTTTGATCTGAACCAGCGCCGTAAATTCAGCGTCACCAATGATGCTGGGCAAGCGGTGCTGGATCTATATTTCAAGCCTATTACACGAGCCGACCGTAAGCGTGCTAGCACTTTGGCTGGCTCTGAGGAGGCAATGGACATCAGCACGCAAATGCTGTGTCAAATTGCTGAGCTTGAGGATGGCACCAAAGCGTTTGCCTCTGCTGATGCTGCCAAGCTGCAGCGTGAATTGCCTGAGCGCGTGCTGAATGATTTGGAACTGTTTCTATTTGGGTTGGGTGGTGGCGGCAACTTCGAAGAAGCAAAAAACGACTAGAGGAAGACTCTTGGTTGTTCTTTGAGTTCTTCCTAGCTACTGAACTTGGCATGACGGTCAGCCGACTACGCAGTGAGCTGACGGACGCTGAGTTTGTGCATTTTGCCGCTTACTATGAAGTCAAGGGTAAGCGGGAAAAGGCTGAGATGGATAAGGCAAGGTCTCGGCGGTAGACTATAGGTACAGGTAGGGTTTGCCGTGGCTGTTTCGGTAGTTGACGTACAAGTAAACGCCCAAGGTGCTGTACGCGGCTTAAACCAAGTCAATATTGCATCCAGAGCTGCAGAGGCTGGTGTTAGCAGCCTTAAAGGTGCAGTGCTTGGCTTGACTGCAGGTTTTACGGCTTTGTCAGCAATTCGCTTGGTTGTTGGTAAAACTGCTGAACTAGAAAAACAAACACGGAGTTTTGAGACATTAACAGGCAGCGTAGAAGAGGCAAAAAGAATTATTGCTGATTTGCAGCAACTTGGTGCTGTAACGCCTTTTACTAGTAGTGAGCTAATTGATGCCGCGAAACGACTTCAAGCCTTTGGCGTTGAAGCCAAGGATGTTGTAGCAACAACTAGACGCCTTGCTGATGTGTCTGGCGCAACTGGTGCCGAGCTGCAGGGACTGGTAACAGCTTTTGGGCAAGTTCAGGCAAAAGGCAGATTGCAAGGCGAAGAGCTATTGCAGTTTCAAGAACGCGGGATTGCGCTGCAAGAAGAATTGCGGCGTATGTATGGAATGACTGGGGAGGAGTTTCAACAGGCTTTAAGCAAAGGTCGCATCAGTGCTGAGGCAGTTGAGGTTGCCATCATTAACCTGACGGACAAAGGCGGCAAATATGCAAACGGTGCGATTGCTCAATCTACTACGTTGGAGGGCAAGTTCAGCACATTGACTGATGGCGTAGATGAAGTTGCCAGAAAAATTGGACAGACGCTTCAGCCCGCACTAAAAGAAATTCTTGACCTTGCAATTCAAGTTGTTAATAAGATCAATCAAGCTCTTGCCGGACCAGATTACAAAAAAGCAAATGATCAACTCTTTAATACACGGGCGAGAATTACTGAACTTAAAACAACCATTAATCAAGCCCAAAAGGCAGGTATTGGTCTTGCTCAAGGTCTGCAAGTTTTAGGTACTGATGGACAAGTGCTTGGTGGTGGTCAGCCAGTCCTGCCAGGTTTACGTTTTGAGTTGCAACAACTTGAAGCGGACGCTAAAAGACTTGAGGGACGCTTGTCTGAGTTAAGGAGAGCTGCCGCACCAGAGAAGCCAACTCCAAAACCGAAAACACCAAGTTTGTTAGGTGAAGATAAAAAACCAAGAGCAAAGGGCTCAACTTTAGATCAAATGCTTGGCGGAGATATAAAAAGAGACCTTGATAAAGCAAGAGCAGATTTAGAAATAGCCACAGCCCAAAGGCTTGGTGATATTGCTGGCAAACCCGGCATGGAACAAGCGGAGAGGATGATTGAATTTGCAAGTAAATACCGCGATGTGCAATTACAGATTGATGCCGTAGAAAAAACCTTGGCGGCAAGGGCTGGTGTTCGCGCCATGCTAATTAGTCAGTCCACCGACAAAACTTCAACGGCATTAGCTTTTGACGAGCAATCCCGAGATCTGCAAAATCAAAGAAATATCTTGCTTGGACAGTTCAATAAATTATCTGCCGAGCAGGGCAAACAATCTAGGGTTCAATACGCAACCGAAGCAGAACGCGCTGTTAGGGCAATAGAATCAATCACAGCAGAAATAGCGTATAAACAAAATATTCTTGCGCTAGGTGAAGAGGAAGCAGATCAACGCAGACGAATTGCTGAACTTGTTGCACAAGGCGCGGATCCTAAACTTGCTGCTCAAAAGGTAAAAGACGAAACAGAAGTCAATAAAAAACTTTTGGAGCGTCAGTTTTTACTGCAACAAGAACAGCAACTGCTCAATGCCATTGGGAGCACATTTACTTCAACTATTACCGGGCTAATTCAAGGTACAAATGATTTCAACGACTCATTGCGTAATGTCCTGAACTCGCTTGCAAACTTGTTTTTGCAAGCTGGTTTGCAAGGTTTGGCTGGTAATGATGGAAGAGGCTTTTTCAGTTTCCTTACAGGCTCATTGGGTAGACGCGCCATGGGCGGCAGCGTTAGCGCCGGTCAGCCTTACCTCGTCGGTGAGCGTGGTCCTGAACTGTTCATGCCTGGGCGTAGCGGTGGTATCGCACCTGCTGGCAGCTTTGGTGGCGGCGTTCAGGTTGGTGCAGTCAACATCACCGTGCAGAACACTGGTGAAAACCTCAGCCCTGCTGCACAGAAACAGATTGCCAGCCAAGTTCAAGGTATCGTGATGGCAACACTGGTCAATCAGAAGCGCAGCGGAGGCATCCTGTAATGGCCTACATCAACTTTGATGACATTCCACTGGTGATCGCCACACCGGTTCGTCGTACACAGCGCCGCCAGCTAATCAATTTTGGGGATGGTTATAGCCAAATTCTTACCGATGGCTTAAACATTGATCAGGAGCGTTGGCAATGTGAGACGCCGCCACTTCCGTATTCCAGCGCGTATTCGATTGAAAGTTTTTTGCTTAGTAAAAAAGGGCAGCAAATTAGTTGGACCCCGCCACTTGCCACTAAGAATTTTCAGCGCCCGTTTGCTTCTGGTGTGCTGGATCTTGGCTACGACAATATTTCTTCTTTGACACTTGCCGGTTATACGCGACCGACAAATTACACAGCCAACCTTGCAACCGGCCTTTTAACTTCAGTCACAATCAGCAACGGCACCGTGGTTGATATAACCTTGACGCTGGCGGCTCGGGATTACATTTTGGCGGGTGGTTGGGAAATGACTCCGGTAAGCTCCGCATACATGAAAGTGAGCTTTGAACTGGTGCGAATTTACGTATGACGCAAACTCCTCCCAACGCTCAAACATTTAAGACGCAACTTCCCGAGGTTGTTGATCTTTTTACGCTGGATATTGCCGTATTGCTTCCGGCTGGCTCTGTTGACCAGTCGATTTATCGTTTCTGTAATTGGTCGCAAGTTAACGGCGCCGATGTTATCTATGACGGCAATACATACGTTGCGTTGCCACTACAAGCCAGTGGCTTTGAGCTGAACACCAGCGGTCAACTAGAACGCCCCAGCATCACCTTTGCCAATGTCGGCCTCGCTATCACCGGACTAACAAACACCTACGACGACTTGGTTGGCGCCACTGTGCAGCGCATCCGCACACTGACCACCTACCTTGATGGCCAACCTGCAGCCGATCCTGACGCCTACTGGGGACCAGATCAATGGGTTGTGGAACAGAAGACCAACGAAACAAAACTGTCGGTCACATTCCAGCTTTCTGTTCCGTTCGATCTTGAAGGCCGCAGCCTCCCCGGTCGCCGCCTGCTGCGCGAACAATGCCAGTGGATTTACCGCGACAACATCGGCTGCCACTACAACGGCGCAAGCTACTGGGATGCGAATGACAACGTGGTTGGCACCTTGGCGCAGGATGCGTGCGGCAAACGGCTGGAAAGCTGCAGATTGCGTTTTGGCTCCGGCAGCCGCTTACCCTTTGGGGGCTTCCCCGGCTTGGTGGATTCGCAAGGCTGATGGAACTGACTACTTGGTCAAATCCGCTAACTGCCGCCCAACGGCTCGCCATGCGCCAATATGCCGAGGCTGCTCACCCACGCGAAACCTGCGGCTTCATCCTGCAAGACGGCTCCGTGGTGGAATGCGCCAACACCAGCAGCGAGCCTGACACCTTCACGATCAGCGCCGATGATACGGCTCTCTTTTACGACGATGCGATTGCCTGCTGGCACAGCCACATCAATTACAGCGGCTTCAGCGAGGCTGACCGTAAAGCCTGCAAGCAACTGAATCTGCCCTACGCGGTGTGGAACTGTGGCGGCAGCGAGGCGTTCTGGCTTGACCCCCAACAGTCTGCTGGCCTACTGGAGCGCCCTTGGAACTACGGCGTCTACGACTGCTATTCCGCCGTGCGGGATTGGTACTGGCAGCAGATGGGCGTGGCGATGGGCGATTACGAGCGGCTGTACGAAGGCGAATGGTCAACCCGTGGTTTCACGCACTTTGAGGAGAACTTTGCTGCTGAAGGCTTTGTGCGCCTGCCGGTCACGGTGCCACTGGAGCGCGGCGATGTGATCCTGTTCCGCATCAGGAATCAGAATTGCTGCAATCACGTCGCTG